TTTTTTATGCCTAATAAACAAGGCCTTAAATTTATATAAGAGAGAAATATCATGGCTAAAAATTTTATTGCAGACGGTGCAACGATTGACGTTGTATTAACCGCAGATTGCATTTCAGGTGATCCAATTATTATTGGTGACAAGGTAGGTGTTGCGTTTGTTGACGGTAAAACGGGTGAAACAGTCACTTGTTTAATCACCGGTGTGTGGGAACTGCCCAAAGTGGCGGAAGCGATTGCCCAGGGCGCAACGGTTTATCTGAAAGCAGACGGCACCATTACCACCACAGCGTCAGGTAATAAGATTGCAGGTCTTGCCTACATGGCGGCCGCTTCTGGTGATGCCTCTGTGCAAGTGCGAATTGGTTAATCACCATGAGCTTTAGTGAGCGCATGGCAAAAAAAGAAACGATTGCGTTAAAGCGGTTAGGTGATGCGGTGGTTTATTGTGAATTTGATAAACCACACGTTGATACCTTTGCCATTGTGGATCTGGATGTCGAAAACGAGGGTGAGCACGGGATTGATCTCGTGACTGAAATTACCCTATCCATTGTTGAACATCCAAATATTGCCCGCAATGATGAAGTTATTATGAACAGTAAAATCTACCGTTTAACCCGTAAATTACGCATTTCAGGCAGTTTTGTTACTTATAGCGGGATTGAGGTGTAAATGTTTGAAGATGATATCAAGCGCGTGCAGTCTGATTTGGGCGGTCTCTCTGCCAAGGTCGATAAAGCCCAAACAAAAGCAATTAATAGCGCAACCCGCAAGGCATTAACGCTTGCAGTAAAAGATATCAAATCACAAGTAAACCTTAAATCCTCTTATATCCGGACAAAACTCAAAGTGTATCAAAAAGCCACCGCCAGCAACCCTGAAGCTGTTTTAGGGGCAAAGTCGCGTGGCGTGTTGATTGACCGTTATGAGGGTAAGCAAATCATTACCCGAGTAAAGGATCGCAAACGTAGCAAAGGCGATCCGATGCGAGGCATTGCAGCTGGTTATAAATCTAAAGGTGTCACCGTCAGGGTGAAAAGCAGAGGCGGTACCAAGTTTATGCGCGGTTTTTATATCCCCCTTAAAAAAGGCAATGGAGAGAACGGCATGGCTATCGCTGTTCGTACTGGTCGCGGACGTAAAAACTATGAAGTATTGCATGGGCCTAGTGTGTCGCAGGTTTTTCAAACGGTGCGCTGGGATATTGAACCTAAAGCGCGAGAGATGGCGATAGCGGAACTAATGGCTGAATTGGAGTCTATTTAATGTTGAAAATAACAGAGATAAAAACGGAACTCACTAATCGATTACAAACGATAACGGAGTTAACTGTGCGCAGTGGTTATTTTGCCATGTTCAGTGAGATAAACAGCCGTTTAGCCGTGATTCAGATGGATGGTGAAGCGATAGAAAGCCGTAATGAGTTAACTTATAAAGCCAGTCGTTCACTTTATATCGTGCTTGCGGTACCGATGAAACAAGGCGCGTTTGATGAACTTGAACAACTGCTTTTTGATACCCGAAAGCTTTTATTTACACAACGCGATAAAACCTTAAACGGTTTAGCAGTATCTATTAAAACCACAGGTGAAGCGGTATTTGAACCTGCTAAATCTGGCAACTTTATCACCGCAACAATCCCCGTTGCCGTGGTGTATATCCAACCACTTTAGGAAGTGGGACTTTAGTCCCGCCATAACCACGGAAGTGGGACTTTAGTCCCGCCATAACCACGGAAGTGGGACTTTAGTCCCGCCAATTATTTAAAACACTTTATTTTAAAAACAGGAGGCATTTATGCCAGTAGAAGTAGTAAACGAGCAGTATATCGGTTCGGGCATCGTATATGTTGATGGCCGTGATGTTGGTAACGTCAGCAAATTAGATTTTGCCATTGAAGTTGATAAAAAATCAAAAGCATCAATGCGACCAGGAGGCGGTAATATTGCTTCTGTTGAGCGTGTGAAAAGCGTCACTTTATCGGCAACGCTTGATTCATTTAATAACTCTAACCTTGCACTAGCTTTGCGTGGTGTGGTTGATGTTAATGCCTCAGAAGTGATTGCGGATGAAGTGGTGACCGCTATTGTGCCGGGACTGATTGAAACTGAACACATGCTTAATACCGCAGAAACAGTCACCGTAAAAACAACCGATGATGTCACCACTTATGTAAAAGGCACCGATTACGAGCTAAGCGCAGCAGGTATTAAGCCACTTGCAGGTGGTAGTATTGTTGATGGTGCGAGTTTAAAAGTGAGCTATACAACCCGCGCAAACTCTGCATTGCAAGCATTAGTTGATGCAGGAAAAGAAGTTAAAATGATTTTTGACGGCATTAATGATGAAACAGGCCGTCCGTCTGTGGTGAAAGTGTATCGTTGGAAACCCGCGCCCACGTCAGGCTTAAACCTGATTGGTGACGATTACGGTGAGTTTGACTTAACTGGTGAAGTATTAGCAGACGACACCATCACCGCAGTGGGTAAATCTAAGTTCTTTGTGCGTGAAGCGGCAAGTGCTTAACAACTACTTGCAAAAGTGGAACCACTAACGTACCTTAAATCACATATCGTTAGATAGTCACATATAAAGAAAAGCCTCGACAATGTTAATCCGTTGTCGGGGCTTTTTTATGCCTGTTTTTTAGTGGTGCAAACAGAAATAAATCCCCACGTTAACAACAGTGGCAGACCAATATAAAACAACGCACCACTAGCCAGTAACTTCATTACTGGACTGGCAACACCCAATAGCAATAACACAACCAAAACAGCAAACAGTTTCATAACACCTCCAATTCAATCAATTATAGCAGACAAAACAGGGCACTCTTATGAGTTTCAAAGACACACTGATCTCTTTAAAAATTAAAGCTGAAAATCTTCTTTCTAAAGATGCAGATGAAGCTTCTAAATCACTGGAAGAGTTAAAGGGTAAAAGTAAAGATCTGCGTGCTAATTTGAAACTGCTTGAAGATCAGAAAACGCTGATAAAGCAGTTTCAAACCCAAGAAAAAGCCGTCAATAAAAATAGAGATGCGTTTAAGGCGTTAAGTGATCGCGTTTATACCTTGCGTAAACGTATTAAAGAAACGGGTGATCCGACCGGACAGTTTGCCGTTCAGCTTGAGAAAACACAAACCGCCGCAAAAAAATCATCAACCGCATTTAAAAATCAAACAACCCACCTTAATAAATTAAAAAGTAGCTTAAAAAGTACAAATGTTGATACAGCTGATTTAGCCAAGAGTGAGGCTAAGTTAACGCGTGAAATTACTAAGAGCAAAACTGTATTAGCGGGTTTTGCTAAGTCGATGAAAACGGTTGGCAAAGAAACTAAAAATGTTGAAAAAGAGGCAAAAAGCTTCTCTTTTGTTAAAGCTGCTTATTGGACCGCAGGGGTAACGGGTGTTACGGCTCTTGCCGTTAAAGTTAAATCGTTAGCGATTGAGATGCTCACCACGGGCGATAAATTCGAGGGATTACGCATTCAGATGGATGCGCTGATGGGCTCTATTGAAGGCGGTGAACAGGCAACAGAGTGGATCAAGGAATTTACTCAAAAAACACCGTTACAACTTGAAGATGTCACTAAAACCTTTGCCCGTTTAAAAGCGTTTGGGTTAGATCCAATGGATGGCTCTATGCAGGCGATTGTTGATCAGTCTGAAAAGCTGGGCGGAGGCATGGAACGGGTTGAAGGTATCTCGCTTGCCCTTGGTCAAGCATGGGCAAAACAGAAATTACAAGGTGAGGAGATATTACAGCTGGTTGAGCGTGGTGTGCCAGTTTGGGACCTGTTAGAAAAAGCCACAGGCCGTAATGCGCTTGAACTGCAAAAATTAAGTCGAGAGGGTAAGTTAGGCCGAGATGTTATCAAACAGTTAACGGCTGAAATTGGTAAAGGTGCCGATGGTGCTGCTGCTGCGAATATGGGCAGAATGACCGGCCTTATCTCTAACCTGAAAGACCAATGGCAACTGTTTTTAAATGAGATAGCGCAAAGCGGTGCGCTTGATTATGCAAAACAGCAGTTAACCCTGCTTAATAAAACCATTAAAGAGATGGCAAATGACGGCTCATTGAAAAAATGGGCGCAGGATATCTCTAAAGCGTTGGTGAGTTTTGTTGAGGGTTTGAAAGATGCAGGGCAGTGGTTAAACAAATTTAAAAATGAAATTATGACGGTAGGTATTGCAGCCGCAAGTCTGAAACTTTCTACTATATTTATTGGCTTCGCTGCATCTTCGGTAAGTGCGGTTAAATCCCTGTCTCTTGTTCGGGGAATGGTTATTGCCACAACAGTTGTTGTAAAATTATTAAATAACGTTTTAAAAACAACCTTGGTCGGGGCATTGCTTGCTTCTGCTTTTCAAATTTATCGTGTAACAGATGCTTTTTTTGATATGAGAACAGCACAAGAAAAAGCTGCTGAATCTGCAAAGTTTCAGGCAACACAAACAGAAGCTCTTGCTAAAACCTATAAGAAATACAGCGATCAGGTTGGTATCAACATTACCAGCACTGAGCAGTGGGATAAGTTACTAAAAGACGGCATTGTGATTTGGGATGATACTGCCAAAGTTTATAAAAAATCAAATGCTGAACTTGAAAAACAAACCGAGCTACAAAAGCATAATGCAGAGGTACTTGCTAACTCATTACTGCCTACCGTTGACCGTTTAAAATCCAAATTTGAAGAACTACAGCGCGAGGGTAAAAGCGCAACCGATGCGATTGTTGAACTGTCTGCCTCGATGGATATTGAAGAGCCTGAGTCTATTCAAACCGTGGTTGATACCCTTAAAAAATTAAAGGACCAAGGGCAGATTACCGCTAAAGAGATTGAAACAGGTCTGCGTCTACAACTTAAAAACCTCACCGATAAAGAGCTGGCAACACTTAAAAAGAATGCGCCTGATACCTTTGATGCATTTGGTGTCAGTATTAAATCGGTTGCCAATGAAGTTGATCCGCTGCGTGATCACTTTACTAAGTTGGGTTTAGATCTGAATAAATTGCGCGGTGGTTTTACGGAGACAGGAAAAGAGGCGTTAACCGCTTTTAAAGCGATTGCTGAATCAGCCAATGCGAGTGCTGATGAAATAGTGATGGCTTTTGATGCTGCGTTTGACAAAGTATCAACTAAATCAGAATTGGATGATTTGCGTAAGTCAGTGGTTGAACTGGGTAAAGATGGGAAAGTGTCGAGTGTTCAACTTGGTACTTTGCTTGAGAATATTGCAGATAAAACAGCAAAGGTAACAGGGGAAATAAAAGATCAAAGCACTGCTATTGATAGCCAAAATAAAGCCATTAACGATCAAAATAAAGAGTTAGATGAAAACCGTGATAAGTGGGTAAACCGTGTAGCAATCAGCCAAAGCATTGTTGATGCAGCGGTTGCTGAGCGTAATGCCACTAAAGATACCAGTGATGCGGTACAGGAAGGAGGCGATATTATTGTTAATGTTTCGGGCCGTGCACAAGATGCCAGTGTCTCAATGGCGGGGGCATTTATGGCTGTTGCTGACCAAGCTGATTTAACACAGCTTTCTATCGGAGAGTTGAGCGATAAGATAGAAGAATTAGAAGGACGAATTTACCAAAACAGACAAGTGCATAGTGAATGGTTTAGCGAGATAGCACGTGATCAGATTGTGCTGGACCAGCAAACAATGGCTATCGCCAGTCAAACTAAAAAACTGCGTGAATTAGAGCAGGCGTTCGGGGCAACTGAGAACCCTACACTGGCAATGATTAATAATACTGAAAACGCAATTGGCAGTTTAAGCCGTCTTGATGACAGTCAGTTATCTTCCCTTAATAATCAGTTAGACAGTGCCCGTCAAAAACTGCAATCACTACAGGCAAGTGCTGAATCTGCTTTAAACAGTGTACGGGATGAAGTTGACCGCATTAACGGCAATCAGGCAGATATTGAAAAAAGAAGCTATGAAGCGAAACTGGAAGCGTTAAATAATCAATTGCGTGATGCAAACCTTTATCAAGATACCCAAGCTATTAATGATTTAAAAGAAGCAATCAAGCTTACTGCGCAACTGCATGAGCAAACAATGGCAGATATTAAAGAGGAAGCTGCGCTTAAAGTTGAGCAGGAAACTAAATCGGTTTCAACTGATAAAGAGACGGCAATCACAACTGAACCCTCAAGCAAAACCGTTACAGTCAAACTCGAGCTGGGTAACAACACTGCCAATATCCCCACAACCCAGCAAGGCAGTGACGACCTGCTGCGTTTATTACAACAAAATCAACGGGTGACTGCATGATTTTATTAGACGGCATTGAACTACCAGCCGGCCTGCTATGGCAAGCTGATTTAAATTACTGCGCGATTAAACAAGAGGGCAAGCCCTCTATTACTGGTCGTATGGTGCTAAACCGTGGACGCATGAAAGATGGCCGCCCGATTGTATTAGTCGGCAATCAAAACGCATGGTTAACCTTGGGTGAACTTAAAACAATCAGCGAACTGCGCTTAATTCCGAAAATGATGCAACTCAATTACCACGGCACAACTTACAACGTGCGCTGGGATTACGGGCAAGCCGATCATTTTGCCTACAAACAGATACATGAGCATACAGATGTGATTGATGACAATGACCAACTGATGCTGGAAACAATCAAACTAATCGAGGTCCTCTCTTAATGACAATCTACAAAGACGATATAAAGCTAATGGCTTCCCAACGTATGACCGACACCCCCGATGGTGGTGGTCGCATGACGGGCAATGAGATCATTAGCGGTGAGCATAATACCATCTTCCCTGACATTTCTGATATTGATCGCGCCTATGGTGTTGTTAATATTATGAGTACTCATTTATCGGTTCAATCCACCGATACTGCGCTATCAAGGTGAACTGTTATTTACACAGCTTGAGGGACAACGAGCGATCCGCATTATCCAGCGCACAACAATTAAACCGCCAGTGGCAGGGGAAGTATTAACGCTAATTAATACAGAAGATACAAACAACCCTGTTGAGCAATATATTAAAATTGAAAATGTTGAATCAGAAGAACAGCTTTTTTATGATCGCAACACCAACGCAGAATTTACCCGAACTGTTGTTACCTGCATCATTACCGAGCCGTTGCGATTAGATTTTATTGGCGTTGAGCCAGTGATAACCGACACAGGCAACTCAAAAAGTGCTGTTTATGAAACAATGGTTGCCGATGCAAGCCTTTATTTTGGTACAAAACCATTGCGCGAAAATGCCGAATTTGGTGCAAATATCGTGACTGTTCCTGATGTTTATAACCATTTAGTGCCGTCTGCACGAATTGATACAGCGCACGTAAATCAACCAAGAGCATTGACGAATTGGGCAACTTAATGATCACAACGGGCGCACTGCCTGATGTTGATTCACCGATTTTAATTCAATGGGCGACTGCAAATAGTTATATTGAGCGCATTACAAGGATTTATTCTTCACCAGGATTGCCAATCCCTGCAACAGTGGGTGCAACAGCAGTTGAGTTAAAGTTAACAGGGAAAGTGAATTATAAAAGTGCAACAATCAAATGGTTAGATAAAACCGCCACTATTGTTGATGGTGTTATCGCAGG